TTTATAAATCCAAATTATCATTGTGTAGTGGGTGGTGAGTTAGAGGATGTTCATAAATCTGCGGCTAATGAGTTCTTACTTAAAGAATCAAAGTGGTTTACTATTAATTATAATGAGGCAAGTGGGTTTATGTTGGATGTAAAGAAAAATTATAAAAAGTATCTTTCACAATCTAAAAAATACAAAACCACTATAAAGAATGGATTTTCATTTGATAGTATGATTGATAAGTTAGAATATTTATTACGTGATGGTGTGATTGGTCAAAAACCAGTATCTGTTGGATTGAAATTACCAAAACTTAAAAAGGTAGAGCAACCTACAGAAGCACCAAAACTGAAATTACCAAAACTTAAAAAAGTTTAGTAAATGGCAAATTACTATAGTACACATCTAACAAGAACATCAGACCCTAAAATAATAACATCTAATAAATTAGAGAGGGGTATGGTTGTTAAGATGAGATACAAAAAAGATGATAGTGATAAGAATTATATGATTTTGGTTTTACAACCAGATTGGGAAGGTAAATTACATGGTCTTTCACTAAATAATATAACACCACAAAAAACATTAAAGATTGCAAAAAATTACGATGAGGTTTTGGCTGAATCAACAAAAGTCCGTAAGTTGGATTTAGCCAAAGTAAGTATTGATAAATCATCTCAGCAGTTTTATACATCTGAAATCAAAAGTGATAAAAGACTAAAAGTAGGATATAGAACATTCAATTTGGATAAGATAAAAAGTTTAATCGTGGTTAATTACAATTGGGGTAAATACGATAAAATACCACCTGAATCAAAAAGAAAACAGTAGATTATGAAAATTAGTTACGCAATAACTGTATGTAATGAAATCAATGAAATACAAAAGTTAATATCATTTTTGATAAAGAACAAGTATCCACAAGATGAAATTACAATTCTATATGATATAAGAAATGGTTCATCTCATGTAGAAGAATATCTAAGAGCTCATTGTATAAACAATGAATTTATATGGTATCCTTATGACTTTGATGGGC